ATTAAAGTCAGCCGACCCTCTTGCTGAAGTAGAAGAATTAAAGTCAGCCGACCCTCTTGCTGAAGTAGAAGAATTAAAGTCAGCCGACCCTCTTGCTGAAATACAAATATAATGTTATAATCTTCATTTTAGGAACAGAAATGAAAAAGCCAGACTTAAAACTCACCGACGAACGCAATTTCTTTAAGCCCTTCAGTTATCCATGGGCGTATGATTCATGGCTCAAGCATGAACAGTCACATTGGATTCATCTAGAAGTTCCAATGATCGATGATGTGAAAGATTGGAAGAAAAAACTTACTCCAGAAGAAAAGAAGTTTCTCACCAATATCTTTCGATTTTTCACACAGGGTGATATTGACGTAGCAGGTGGCTATGTGAGTAATTATCTTCCTTATTTTCCTCAGCCAGAAGTACGCATGATGTTATGTGGATTCGCTGCACGAGAAGCACTTCATATCGCTGCATATTCACATTTGATTGAAACACTTGGTATGCCTGAATCGACCTATAATGAATTCATGCAATATGAAGAAATGCGGGCAAAGCATGATTTCTTTACACAAATTGCTGGACAAGATGCGAGCACAATCGCACAGCAGATTGCTGCATTCTCTGCATTCACTGAAGGTATGCAATTGTTTTCTTCATTCATTATGCTGCTAAACTTTCCTCGTCATGGCAAGATGAAGGGCATGGGGCAGATCATTACATGGTCAATTGTTGATGAAACTATTCATGCTGAATCAATGATTAAACTATTCAGAACCTTTGTTGAAGAAAATCGAGATATATGGAATGATCAACTTAAATCAGAAATTTACAAAATTGCAGAAAAGATGGTCGAATTGGAAGACAAATTCATCGACCTCGCATTCTCTATGGGCGACATGGAAAATCTATCAAGTGCTGATGTTAAGCACTATATTCGGTACATTGCTGATAGGCGTCTCATTAGTCTTGGACTCAAAGGAATTAATAAGGTCAAAAAGAACCCGCTTCCTTGGGTAGAAACGATGATCAATGCGCCTATTCACACTAATTTCTTTGAGAATAGAGCTACAGATTATGCAAAGGGTGCGCTGTCTGGTTCATGGGAAGATGTTTGGGCTTGATAAATAGAAGAAAAGGATTTTTAAATGGCTCAATTTAGAACAGACACGAAAAAATACTCAACTGGACATGATGTAACTCGTCATGAGGTCTTCATGCTGAGTGACCGTCTCACTCCGTCGGGTACTCTGACAGACGCATTTGGGCGACTCAGAATATCGTCACCATTGACACTGTTTGATAGCTCACATCGTTATCAGGATAATGGTCTGTGGGCTACGTCAAACACTGTAACAGCAAATGCAACCTTTACTGCAAATCAAAGCACGATTGCAATGAATGTTGACAATACCAATGGTGCTGAGGTAGTTCGTGAAACAAAAAGAGTGTTTGTCTATCAGCCAGGCAAGTCATTATTGATTCTAAACACCTTTGTAATGCAGACACCCACTGCAAATGTGAGGCAGAGAGTTGGATATTTTAATTCACAAAATGGAATCTATCTCGAAAATGATGGCACGACAAACTATCTCGTTTTACGCACATTCACATCCTCTGCCGTAGCTGAAACGCGAGTAGCACAATCAGATTGGAATATTGATAAGTTTGATGGCACAGGTTATTCTGCACAGGGAACAGAGCCGGAACACACTACTGGGCTTGACGTAAGCAAATCAAATATCTTTTGGATCGATGTTGAATGGTTGGGCGTAGGTGATGTTAGAGCAGGATTTGTCATTGATGGTAGATTCTGTACAGCACACATATTTCATAATGATAATCGAAACACTGTTCCATACATGACAACAGCGACTCTTCCTTTGAGATATGAAATAAAGAATACAGGTGTGGTATCAGGATCTAGCACCCTCAGGCAAATATGCTCTACTGTCATATCTGAAGGTGGTTATCAATTATTTGGTACACAGCGTGCCGTGGGAACACTCATAACTTCTGCAAAAGATCTTCCTACAGCAGGAAATACATATCCAGTTGTTTCTATTCAATTAAAATCAACCAGACTCGATGCTGTGGCAATCGTCACCGCACTTTCGATTCTAGGTAAATCTAACTCTCCAACAACAATACGATGGAGTGTACATACGGGAACAACCCTAACGAGCCCAAGCTGGGTGTCAGCAGGAGATGACTCTTCAGTAGAATATGATTTGTCAGCAACAGCAATGAGTGGTGGAAGACAAGTGGCTACGGGTTATCTTAGCGTCACAAACCAAGCATCAACGTCAATCGATATTCTTAAAGAAGCTCTCTTCAGGTTTCAATTAGAGAGAGATGGGCTCACAGCAACGCCAACGATATTTACACTTGCTGCAACCCCAGCGTCAAACGGAGACGATGTTCTTGGTAGTATTGATTGGGAAGAAATTACTAATTAAAAAAACACAAAAGGAGATAAAAATGTCTATTCTTAATACAATTACACAAGTGGTGCCTTTGACTCAGTTTCAGAGAGATACAAAAAATCTTTATAATTCAGTCTATCGTGGGATTCTAGCAAGAGTCACCGGTGGTTCTGCGAAAGATGGTTACAGGTTTCCTACATCAAAAGAAGCAAATGCTGAAGCATGGGAGTGTGCAAGATTGCATGCTGGGCTTCTTCCAAGAAACAATGTCTTTCGAATTGTTGATGATGCTGTAAATGATCCATGGAAAGAATGGAGAGGCAATCCTAATGATGCGAACCTAGAGATCAGAAAGAAGGCTTCAGTCAGCACATATGTCGTGAAAAACAGTGATGATTCAATTTATGATCATCGTATACGCTATATTATCAAGGAGCCATGGGCATTTCGCTTAGGTTTTCTAAATCCTATTTTCACATGGGATGCAATGGGTGCTCCACAAGAAAATCCTTACAAGGGTAAGAAGAACTCAGCAGCAGACAAATACTATGATGCAAAGGGCGTTCTAAAGAATCGTAATGGTTATGTTCCTAATGTCTAATTTGGTAAACTAAGGGGGTAAATATGTGGGCTAATCCTACTTTTGAAGATATTCGTTTTGGCTTTGAAGTCACCATGTATGTGAGTAATCGCTAACATGTTGAACGCACTATTCTGGCTTGCAATTGGAGCATTTATCGGTTGGAATCTACCCCAACCAGAATTTGCGAAAGATTTGCAAAAAGCTATTGAACAAAAGTTAAACCTATGGTAGAATATACGCTCGCTTTCTAATCAAGAAGGCGAGCATTTTTTATAATGACACAACACACACATAAAAAAACAGGAGAAAATAGCCATGTCAAACAAGAATCCATTTGAAATTCGTCTCGAAATTCTAAAGATGGCAAAAGAATATTTGGAGACACAGTACAACACCAATCTAGCATTTGCACAAGAAGTCTTTCAAAAAGCACTAGAATCTGGGCAAGTGATGCAAGATAATTTCCAGTCTTTTATTCCTAAGAGTTATAGCATCGAAGACATTATGAAGAAGTCTCAGGAGCTATATGGATTTATCTGCAATACTAGCATGCCAACGACAGAAGAACCAGTAGAAAAGAATAAGAAGTGAATCACCAAGTTGAATCTCATGTGGGTGAGATCCGAGAATTAAATGCTACGATTGATAAACTCAATCGAGAGATTTTTCATCTCAAAGCAGAAAATCAAAGACTCATCACACTTCTTCAAGAAATAAACATAGATGATTGTTTTTCTGATGAAGTGGGTATTCACAATATGCAATGAGATTCATAGGTATAGACTATTCGATGACCTCTCCGGCTGTGACAATCATCACAGCCGATTCTTTTTCAAGTCATTTTTTCGCACAAAATAAAAAACAAGAAGGGCATGCACCACCACACTTCTACTCTTATTCTTATCCTACTCATAGTGATTTGGACATTGATCGTTACGCAAGACTAGCCAATTGGGTCTTTGCTATTGCAAAATTCACACAAGATGATATAATAAGTATTGAGGGTTATTCTATGGGTTCAGTAGGTGCAGTATTTTCAATAGCAGAAAACACTGCAATTCTCAAGAATAATCTTTATCTAAATAATATTAAATATAATGTTGTAGCACCAACGACTCTCAAGAAGTATGCTACTGGTAAAGGAAACGCAGACAAGTTGCAAATGTATGAAAGATTCACCGAAAAAACCAAAACAGATCCGCGAAAAGTCTACTCCGGCGAAAAAGCGAAGCTCGGCTCGCCCTTCACTGACATTGCAGACTCCTACTGGCTCGCGGACTATTCCAAAAATATCATCGCTGCCAATCATAATATTTGACACGGGTTGGGTATTGAAATGTTCAAAAATACCAAATGAACAAACATGTCTGTTCTTTTATTCACAGTACACTGGACAAGTCATTATGCGTTTCTTTTCAAAAAATAATAATGACAAAGTGACAGAATATGTAGGAACAATCGTATCAAAGTCAGCACGAAAAATATATCAAGTCACCGATTCCTATGACGAAGCAGACGACGACAGAGAATAGAGAACCTGAGACAAGCAAGATCATTCGACTTGCGGATATATACAAACTTCGTGAAGAAAAAGAAAAAGAATTAGCATTTTATAACAAGAAAATGGAAGAGTTAAAGACCAAGCTCTTCTTTATAAAAAAAGAAATGGAGGTTACCACTTTCATCATTGATATGATTGAAAAAGAGAAAATCACCATTATTGGTCAAGCCACTACATCAACAACACAACACAAGGAGTAATCCACAATGGCACCTATACTTTCTATCACACTCGTTTTTCTTGCTGGGCTAGTTGCGACATATCTTGTTTCTGAATAATAAATCATTCGCTATTCGCAAATAGCAAACACAGCCCATGCACGAGGGTCTAATCCCCCTCGTGCATTTCCGTATAAATACCCCTTAGAATATGAAAACCTACAGTCAATTCATCACCGAAGTGTATCTCAACACTATCAAGAAAACAGGAAAGGCTGTCTCATCCTTTCGTAACGAGGTGCTCTACAACAAAGGGCGCCGATGGAATCCTGAAAAGTCTTCCGACAGTACACTCAAAAAACTGTCCACAACATCCTCAGGGCATCACATTTACTCCTCCTATGACAAAAACACAGGTTATCATTACTTTCATGCCTATGATCCAGAAAAAAAGAAAAGCACTATAACAGTGCAAGGCAGACTTCGCAATGGAGTCCTTCACAATCTGTATCTTGCATCACACAAAGACAACACACTCCCCGCACACAAGTTTTATTCACATTTACTCAACAAAGAACACATCACTGCATTAGCCTCCAAGAATCAATCACCAGGTGCAAAATCAGTCTGGGGTAAACTCTCCAAAGAAAAGGGTGTGAATATACATGGATGGTATAAGAATAAACCTGTCAATATCAAGTATGGTGAAGATGAAACACATGATGCAAAGAAAGGTGATCCCTCTATTCGTGACATGGAACTCGTAGCACACAAGAAAGTAAAATGATATCCCATACATTCTTTATAGATCTATTCATTGATACAGTACAGAATACCAAGTCTTTCTGGGTAGATACACTTATCAAAGAAGAATCAATTCGAAAACCTCTACAAGAATTCATCACAGCACAAACAATCTATACAAAGAAAGCCTATTCCACTACAATAGAATATATTAGTAAAACAATGGAGTATATACAGAAGTAGGGCGAGCTAGTGTTTTCTATATAAAGAAAACACAATATGTAGGGTAGCATTCAATGCCAGGGGTATATAGAGAAAAAGTGTGTCCGGCGTGTAATAAGCGGCATCGCCGGCGAAATGCCTTCTGTTCGCGGTCATGCGGCAATAAAAAGCGGCACACAGCGGAAACGAAGCAAAAAATCAGCAAAAAAATAAAAGAATTGATGGCGTCTCCCGAAGCAATAGCACACAAGCGGCTATTATCGCTGAGAAACGCTGCGATTCATGCTGGGCGTCAACCACCCTCTGAATTCTCTGAGGATTTCTACATTAATATACCAGATATAAAAGAAAACCCCACCGTTGAGGGTGGGGATATTTGGTCATCTACTGATTGGTAATAGTCACCGTCGGTGAGTTAATTCATCGAATAATAAACCGCCCCAGCTATCAGAAATATCACTGACCCCCATAGCATAGCGACGACCACATTAATCATTACTTCACACATTCCCCAGAATAGACTCTTCATGCTGCAATCTCCATAAACTTGGTAGCGATAATTCGATTGATTTTCTTGGTCTTATTCGAGCTGGAGAAAGCCTTAGCTTTCTTCGCAGCGGTCCACTTATTATCAATTTCGACCTGTTTTCCTTCATCGAGATTCACGATAAAGAAGCGCGAATATTCTGCATACCAGCTTTCGACCCACTGTTCTTTTTTGAAGGCTTCATAACCTTCGTGATAGAACGAGGTGCCGTCCTTATTAATGCAGAGTTGCTGAAAGGCACTCAAAAAATGCGAGCGCCGCTGATTCTTCATCGAGGTCATGAAAAAGCCCAGGACTTCTACATTCAATTGATTGCGAAGGTATTGATTAAAATGCTTAACAAAATCAAAGTGATAGACGCGCTGCGACTTATTACCCAGCTTCAGGTGAAAGGTTTTGCCTCCAGAAGCATAACCGAGGCGAAAAGGATACAGGTTTTGATTATCATGCAACCCGAAATACTTATCAACAGGGTCAGCAGCGCCGTCGGTGCACACTACCAGACAGACCTTTTCGAGCTTGTTTTCAGCGCGAAATTGAGGAATTATCTTGGTGAGTGCAGCCAGTGCGGTGACAGTAGGGGTCGAGCCCATCGTATAATCATGCGGAATTTGAAGATTATTCAAATAATTGAAATTATAATCGTATCTGTAACATGCAGCATCCGCATAGGCTTGCAGCAGGAAAAATGCAAGCTGATAACGGCTAGGCTTCATATCAGACCGAAGCAATTCGAACACCTTGCCACTCAGATACAGGTCGCCAGGTTTCGTGCTAAATGTCGCGCGAGCACCGTGTCCGCTATTCTGGTCAGTAAAGCCATACACTCGAAACGGTATGCCCACGCGCTTGCAAACAGTAGCAAGGACCAGAGTCTGTTCGACCGCGCGGTCAATAATAGACTGCATCGAGGAAGACATGTCAAGGAGCAGAATCATGCCGTGATTCTTGTCTACAGGCAGTAGAGTACGCGCCTTGAATATCTGGTCGGTCATGCGATATTGAGCCAGCTTGCGCGCGTCAATATCGCCAGTATCAGCGGTGCGAGCCTTTTTCCATGAAGCCGCAGCCTTACGCATCTGGAATTCCTTGACATACTGGTCAATGGCATTCCTGTTACGCTCATTAAATTTCTGGGTTTTCTCGGACATAATCTTATACGTCATTCGCGGCAGATTATATTCAGTAATGAACCCGTCAATAAATTGACTCACAGGAATCACTGAATCGAGAATATTCTCGGGGATTTGCAGCGTGACAACCTCACCCAGTGTAGCGAGGGATTCTTCCATCTTACGAAAGGCATTTTCTGTTTCGCACACAGGACCGTCGAGGTCCTCTTCAGGTTCCTCATCGGCTTCTTCAGTCTCGCCAGACTCGGATTCCTCTGAATTTTCAGCGTCATCATCCGAGTCGGAGTCTTCATAGTCTTCAGACTCATCCTCGTCGGATTCGCCTTCATCGCTGGATTCAGGCGCGAAGTCCTGTTCATCCTCATCATCATTGGAGGATTCAGGATTCGCCTTCTTTTCTTCCTGTTCCTGTTTGCAGTACGCAAACAGCTTTTCAGCGACGGCGACAACCTCTTCCCAAGTCTCGGTCGCGAGCACCTCTTCATAAAGGGCTTGTTCTTCATCATTCAATGCAATGCGAACAGCACTGCCGAGCTTGGCTAAAAGGTTAATCTTATCAATAAGAAGGAAGGTGCTGGGGTTCTTACCCTGTACACCGAAGAAGTCCTTCTCGAAAAGCTCCGCATAGCCCTTGAGAAAGGAGCGACGGAGACCAGGATACTTGCGCCGCATCTTTTTTTCGATGCGCGCGTCCTCGCATACATTCAGGTAGCCCTTGAAGGCTACGCCTTTTTCGGTAGCACTATTGTGCCAGCCTTCAGCGGGTGTATGGCGAGCATGCCCGACCTCATGCCCTAGCAGAAGGTCGTACAATTCAGGGGACAGGTCAGCCCAGTTAGGGATGATAATGCGTCGGTTTTTGAGGTCGAACGCAGCGGTTTTGGCTGCACCGCTGACCTCTACCGAGAGGTTCTCTTCCGCGAGGAGACGCGCAAGAATAGATTTGGACTCAAGGCTCATTGGCACTCTCGTTTACTTTTCACGCTTCACACTATACAGGAGTTCCTATACAATGCAAGCGAAATCCACCTCCGAATTGTAACAAATTGTAACAGGGATTGATTACTTTTTGATCACTTTTGTTACAATTCGATACAATTATTTGCCCCTTATAAATCAATGACTTACAGTAAGTGCTTGATTTGATTGGAGTTTTAGTTGTTGACAGCCGCCAATCGTTCCATTATACTGACCACGAAAATTGAGAAAAGAGAGAAAAAAGTGGAATACGCGCTTGTTATGATTGGAATGTGGATGGGTCTCATCGCCCTCGACAAGGTTCTCGACCGTCATACGGTCATTATCGAGGAGACTCACTAAGAACGGTTCCCAGATGAGAATTCTTATCACGATGATAATGGTTCTCTTTACCGTGTTCGAGTGTGATAAAGTCTTTGACCGATACGCTAATGAGAATCATTCTCACGTTACAATTTGTTACAATTGAGTGGTTGACATTCACAATTGTATCGTTTAATCTTTCCCCGTAATGAAAAACAAGGAAACGACATTGAATTCTAAACACCAGAAATTCCTTCAGGACCTCGCTGCGCGCTTCGCGAAGCCTTCCATCTCCCGTAGTGAGCTCCTTTCCTACTGCGAAGAAATTGGCATCCCTGCCCCCCAGTGGTATACAGGTGACGTGCAGTATCGCGCTGGTCGTGGTATCTACAAGATTCCCGTCTCCTGGGGTAATCGTCAGGTTGTCGATGCTGCACCTCCGGTTGCTGAACCAGTCGAGATGGTTGCTGCGGTAGTGCCTATGCGTAAGTATGAAATGGCGTCCGTCGAGACTGCTATTGCCAATGATTCCTGCGTGCCTGCAAAGTATGCAAACTATGTTCCGTTCGGTCCCTTCAATGAATTGAAGAAGGTTATTTCCTCGAGGAAATTCTTTCCTGTGTTCATTACGGGTCCGTCTGGCAACGGCAAGTCCATGTCCGTTGAACAGGCTTGCGCCCAGATGGGACGTGAGTTTGTGGCTATCTCCATGACCGATGAAACCGACGAGGGTGACCTTCTGGGTAACTATGTCCTCATCGATGGCAATATGGTCTGGCGCGATGGAGCTGTGACGGTTGCTGCGCGCAAAGGCGCTGTTTTGCTTATCGATGAAATCGACTACGGCAGCAAAAACCTGTCCTGTTTGCAGCGTGTCCTCGAAGGCAAGCCTTTTCTTTTGAAGAAAAAGAACGAGGTGGTTGTGCCTGCGCCTGGCTTCACGGTGATTGCTACGGCTAACACCAAGGGTCAGGGCTCTGACAGTGGGCGCTATATGTTCACGAACATTCTGAACGAAGCCTTCCTTGAGCGTTTCCCGATTACCATCGAGCAACCGTGGGCTCCGAAGAAGGTCGAGACCTCGATTCTTGTTGGCGAAATGCAGTCCTTCGGTATTGACGATGCAGCCTTCGCTGGCGAGTTGGTCGAATGGGCTGACATTATTCGCCGCACCTTCGATGAGGGTGGTGTCGAAGAGGTCATTTCCACGCGCCGTCTGGTGCACATCGTGAAAGCCTTCTCGATTCTTGGCGATAAGCAAGGCGCTATCAACGCATGCCTTGCGCGCTTCGATGCAGAAACCAAGGCTTCTTTCCTTGACCTGTTCGAAAAGGTGACGGCTCCGCCTGAACCCGCGGTTGTCGATGAAATAGACCGTGCTGCGGCTGAAGTGCCGGCTTCGATTTAATTCGAAAGGAATCAACATGACAACCAAACTCGAAACACTTGAACAGGAATTGGCTGTGGTCAAGGCGGAAATTGCCGCCTTGATTGATTTGAAGATGGTATGTGCGAGCGTGGTTGGTGGCTGGCAGTCTAAAATCAAGGGCACGGATGAATTCTGGGGTCCTACTTTTAATAACATTCAGGACCTGTGGAAATGGCAGGGAAAGACCTATTCCTGGATTCGAGAGGAATTAGAGACTGGTAGTATCTGCAAGTCCACTTATAAGAGAATGGTGTCGGCAATGACTGAGCAATCGAACGAGGTGACAGCATGAACCCGCAACCGATGGACCATTTTGTTATTCGCTATGTGCCCGGTGGTATGGGATTGAGCCATAGCGCATGGTGGCTCTGTGAAAAGATCAATTGTGGCGATGGTACTTATTTTGACCGGCCTCAAAAATATCTCCGTAGGAGTGATTATAAATGA